GTCTGAAGGTGTTGTATCTAATGCTCCGCCATATAGATTACTTACTATTATATTTTCTCCGCCACCCTCTTGCATCACTTTAAATGCAGAAGATGTCGAAGGAACCACGGTAGTTCCCCATATAGTACTTCCTGAATCAAGTGAAACCGTAGCTGTTGCTGTGTTTTGATTATTTATTGTAACTGCACCATCATCCAAATGATTCAATGCCCAAACATATTGCGATTGATTATTTATTACATCTCTGTAATAATTCGATGTTCCATTTTGATTTACAGCATTTGATGCTTTGGACAAGTATGAGAACTTCTCTAATACTGTACCAGCAGTTCCACTGAAATTGCCAGCAGCATCTATTACCAGAACATGAATTTCATCCTTCAGTGCAGCTCCAGTAAGGTTTGTTGCCCAAGGAGATGTGCCTGGTAATCCATCAAAATTTCTAATGTAATCTACATATTGCTCTGCGTCACCATTTGTATTTGCACCAACAGTCTCAGCACCATAGTGATCGAGTACTACTACCTTTAAACCGTTACCAAGTGTGCCTGGATATTTTGCTGCCCAGAAACCATCAGTCACGGTTGCGTTATAAGCCGCTTTACTAGTTGCGCCAGAAAGTTGACTTCCTGTTATTGCAACAGTTCCGGAACATGCAGTTCTTGCAGCACCACCGGAATTGATGAATCTAATGACTTTTATATTGTTTCCATAAGAAAGAAAATTGGCAGCACTCCACCACCATCTATTGTATTTGGTGGCATCTGCGACACCGCCTGTGGATTTAAGGGGTTGACCATAAATCTGAGACAGTTCCTTTTCACTTGTAATTGTTATTGGTTCGTTACCCGGACCCCATTGAAACAATCCAACCATACCCGCTGGGGTGGTTGCGATTGCTGGGACTAGAAGGGTCACATCTTTTTCGGTTATATTTACGCCTGGGCTTATTTGAAATGCCATTTTTTCTCCTTTGGACGCCTATTATCAGTATCCTGTGATTAGAAAATACTATTATTTGCTAGGATTATGTATAATTTTAAGTCATTTCATATTTTACAAAATAGTATCACCAAATACTTCACCAAATTCATCTCTTTGGAAGGCATCTTCAATATTTAAGAACCCAAACGGCATCACATCTTCCTCAATCGCGTCAATCTGTTTCTGAAACAGTGTCTTTCTTATATCTAGATCGGTCAAATCTTTGAAATAACTCTGGGTACTCAACCAGCCAAATAGAACCAGACACATAACCAAATCGTCGTTGTGTCCGGTGTCTGCTTCATAGGAAGCCTGCTTGGATACGAAAGTAACTAATTCTCTCATCACATCTATGTCATTCAGTATCAGCTTGTCCGATTCGATCATAGACTTCAACACAGAGCATCCTAGACGCTTCACAACCTTTGTGGTGCGAACTCCCAGCTGAGTCGAGACATTACCAAACCCCCCATCCAGAGTCTGTCCCTTTCTCCCCCGGACAGAGGAAACCAGAATGTTCTCATATTCCATGTCTTTATATAAAATATCTGCAACTTGTCCGCCAATGTCATTTATTTCTACTAAAACGAACGCATCGTTATATTCTCTGGCTGCTGCAAAGATTATGTTAGGATATACCATAGGAGACATCACATTGTTTCTAAAAATAGAAACTACCTTATATGGAATCTCGGTTATATCAAAAATACAGAAAGCATTGTAATCCAGCCCCTGTCCACGCGAGGTATCTACCACCATAATGTAACTGTGCTTTGGTTGTGGCTTCTCGTATACTCTCTGTCCCAAATCATTTTTGTATATTGGATTTCGGAACACCATCGTCTTTAGTTTATTTGAACTAATTAAAGTATTACTAGAACCAATGAAATCACACTCGTGTTCCTTTCGGAACTCTTCTTCAGAACCCAAGTTCTTGATTTCACGATCTTTCCACTTTTCATCTCTACCGGGAACCTGTCTCCAGTGAATTTCTACATTTTTGAAATCGTTTCTCTCTTCTACAGAATCTACCCAGATCTTATAGAAAAGATTCAATCCATTGGGAGTTGAGATTATGACAAGTTTGGTTGTCTTACCGGATGTGATTGTAGGGAACACGGAACTATAGAAATCATTTGCAATATTGTCCGGTACATGGGCGAACTCATCCAACATGATAAGATTAAAAGAACCTCCACGGATAGCAGATCCGGAGGTTGCCGCTGCGGTGACCTTAGAACCATTCTCTAGTTCTATACTCATCTTGTTCCATTCTTTCACACCCTGCTGTAACCATTTTGGCAAATACTCATATGCGACTTTCAATCTATCCATGTGCAATTTGGCTACTGTTTGCTTATTTGCAAGAATAGCAACATTGACGCTGGGACTGAATAGAATATACCAAATAATATAAGAAACCAGCGTAGTAGATTTACCGCACTGACGAGGCATCTTTCCAATTGTAAACCGATTATCGTGAATGGTGTTTACGAAAGTTTCTTGAAAATCGAACATGTCAAAATTGATCAGTCCTTTATCCAGACTGACAATCTTTACATATTTTCTAATAAAATAGGCAGGATCTTTGGAGCATTTTATATATTCCTCTACCTGTTCGGGAGTGAAGGATACATTAACATTTGCTCTCTTAAGATTTGGGTTACCAAGATAATTTTGAGTCTTATTGTTCGACATCTATAATATCACCATCATGTTCTAACTTCTCAATTTCTTTCAACTTACCTTTTAACAGTTTCTGTAAATCTGTCGTGCTTCCGACAAATATAGAATTGTTAGTAGTAATCTGTCCAACAGAAGGAGCAACTGCTTGATCTCCTTTAATTGTCTTCATTTGATTATGCATATTAAGCAAATCTTTATTTGTATCGGCAACTGTTTTAATCAGCTGAGCAAGAACTTCATATGCTCTTGGTTGTTCTGTTTCGTTTGCAAGATTGAGAATACCATCTATTGCTAGAGAACCCTTTTGTATCAGTTCTTTAAGATTCTCTCGAACTATACCGTAGTCCTTATCCAGATCATTCTTTTTGTGTTCTTCTGCAATAGTTGCAGTTTTCACAATTTTAGTTTCTGGTTTGGCTTCCATATTAAATTGTTTTTCAAGTTCATCAAATGACATAATTTATCCATTAATATTCTGTTATTGTTATGATGTAATCATAATCATCCGAAGGAACTACATCAAGTCCGGTCTTTTCTACTATCTTGTCGTCATTAGTATCTAGGATATATTCACCATCTGTATCTTTAGAATATACAATGGCTTCTACATGAACTGTTGCTAATTTCTTTGACATATATTAATCCAGATTGAACAGGTTGATATCCATCGTTTTGATTAGTCCGGCTTGATTTACTGGACCGTAGTAATATGTTCTAACCACAAATTTCAATTCCCAAATTATCATTCTAGATGCTTCGTCCTTGAAAGAACCATCGAACTGCTGATCTGTTGTTGTTTCTATAAGAGTGACAGGAACATCTACCTTTTCATAATAATCTGCAAGAATACCCGGTTTAATTGTTAAAGTAAAATCCGGTGTAAAGAATGGGAAGATTTGTTCTATTATCTTCAATCCATCATCCATTGTTCTGGCATATACAAACAACGAAAAGTTCAATTTATATGGCACTTCGTTATAGTGATAGTTGATTATGATATCACTATTCTGTAGGGTTTTCTCCGACATCCGTTTTCCAGAACTGTTGCGTTTTCTTTCTGTGTCATATTCCAGACCAGTCAACATGAACGACATTCTTGGTAAAGTCAGTTGCACTGCTGCAGCAGAAGGATTGTCCAATTCAAGACCAATTCTTTCCATCATTTTTTCTTTTGGTGCATATGATAATGGAACTTTAATTTTCTTGTATGTGGTATTTTCACCGCGTTCGATATACATGTTATTGAACAGCGTGCCAAAGCCGGCTGTCAATTTCTTTGTCATACCATGATAGAAAGTAGTAAACATTAATATTTGTTCTCCGAGAATGGATCAATTTCTCTAAAATCTATAAGATCACGAGTAGTTGTCTCTATTCTAGTATTATCGCTTCTTTCTCTAGAATCTTGATCGGATGTGATAACATCATCTACAACACCATCTTGATTGTAATCGAGATTCTCCACTACACTCTTGCTAATATCGTCTTCAATTGCGTCTATATCCGATATACCAGTATCCAAAGATTCGTGTGAATATTTGAACAGTTCGCATTCTAATTTATATGTGTACAGTTTGCCAAATTGGAAAAATACTTCTTTGGTGTCTACGAATTTGATTTCAAACAGAGCTTTGGTGAAAGGATACCAAATTAGATCGCCTTCCATTGGATTTGATATCTGAACTGGTCTATCAGACATCACAGGAAATTTAGCAGATTCTTTTTGAAATCTTCTTTTGGAAACAACTAAACTTAGGGTGTCTCTTATTTCCAATCCAAATTTGGAGATGATTTCTCTTTCACCTGCAAACCCAGAGTAATTATCCATATACATTTCTATTTGAATTGCATCTTTGAAAAATGAAGAAGAATCTTCACCAAAGATCTGATCCAAATCAACAAATCGTCTTGGAATGTAATATACATTTATTCCATTTATCTTGATAGATTCCTCAACAAGATCTTCCATGAGATCTTGCGTTGGTTTATAATCGTGATTATTGAAATACGGATTTAATGCCATATTAACCTATGAATCCTTGTGGTGGTAGTTCGTACTTGCTTTGGATCTCTTCTTCTATCTTATCTACTTCTGCTTTTGCTTCTGATGCCATATTCGCACCATTGAACGAAACTCCGCCAGGTAAACTCATTCCGGTAAACTTGGAAAGATTCATTCCCCATTGTTCTTTGATCAAAGCGGTATAATACATTTTCAACAGACGATCATTGTAGATCTCTGGATATAATCCTGGATCAAGAATTCTATATGCTTCGAACACGAGATATTGACTTTTGGTCATTTTCTCTTTCCAATTTGTTTCAACATATATTCTATTTGTAACTCTACTGAAATCGATCATCTTTTCGGGAGTTAACATATCCTGAAGCATCTGCATATGACTACGAGTGATGTTGTAGCTTATGAGAGAATCTCCGTATGTGTTTGTTCTTAACCCATACATGTCGTTCAATGCCATTTGATATTTTGCATCAAACATACCAAGACCACCAAGAGTATCGAACAATTGAAAGCATCTAATTACACTAATTATAGATTGTCCATCTGGATCGATTGCAGGAGCAGCAACAATATAATCTGCCGTATTTTCTACAGTAGGTTGTGTTAAATCAATGTACCCTCTGTCCATATCTTCTTGTGTTACTTGTTTCTTGAAATAAACTCTCTCTACGCCATCAAAATGATATTCTGCAAAGAATTGGAGTGCATCGTCCATACGATCCTCTAATTGAGCATCATCGACATTTATTTGAACAACAGGATAGCCTAACCTTCGCAGGCAGTAGTCTTTGAGTTTTTCCCGTGAATTAGGTCTTGCCATTTAAAAATCTCCTTGATTCTACATTATTTATAAAATCAAGGAGATCCTTTATTTGTATTATTGTTTTAAGTTATTCTGAGAACAAATATTGCATTTTAGACAAATCTGTGACAGATAGTTTGATATTTTCACCTAATGCATCTATTTCTATTGGTTCCCAGGCAAGATCAATCTCATCATTTAAGAATTCAGTAAATTCTTGGATAAATGAGTCTTTATTGGTGTCTGAGACAGTAGAACCATCTTCAGAATATTGTTTCACCAATTTAAGTCTTTGATCTTCAACCAACTTAACTTCTGCATTTAGTTGATTCAGTAGCTTCATGAGTTTAAAAGACACTCTGGCTGGCAGAGGCTCTTCTATTAGTTTGTTTAGAGTTGCGACAGAACTATAAACTTCAATCAATTTAACCTTCATAATTTCTCCTTATAATTTAAGTGTTGATGGGTAACTGGTAGTATTTAGCTAAGAACTTTTTCATTGTACCGATAGCAGGATACGATATTGCATGATTTCTGGTACATAGACTACCGGCCGGGGTACATGGTGCATTTCCTTGATCGTTCACCGGGCTCGTAAACGAAATAGTTCTTACAGTATCGGATATTCTATTATTTTGTATTGTATCTGTGGTAAACCATGTTCCTATATTCAAGCCAGACCCACCCTGATCCGTTGTAGGTGCATTTTGATCGAGGCTACCAGCATAATAGTCAATAAATCCACCATTATTAGGATTATTTGCAAAA